GGATATTACCATCAGTATCCATTATATAACTTTCAAATTTTAATTTTGGATATTTATCCTTAATAGCATCTTTTAATTTTAATTGATTTTCTTGATGCTGATGAATATCATCATCTTTTTTCTTTTCATAATAAATTTTATAATATCCACAATCCATATGAGATATACAAATTACTTTTTTTATTTTATGTAAATCAATAGCAATTTGGATATGTTCGTCTAATGCTGAATTAAATGTTTCGTTGGTTAATGCACCTAATTCACTTCCTGCAAGAACAAATAAATCATAATCTTGATGAAGGTCTTTATATCCATTTAAGAAGGTGGTAGTTTGAGAAATAAATCGTGGGTCTATACACGTAAAAACTAAAGCACGTGCTTTACCTTTATTTTTTAATATATTATTTGACATATAATATATTAGAAAAAAAATTAAATAAAAACTATTTTCATTATAGTTTCTTCTCTGTATCCTTTATAAAATTCTACTTCAATATCACCTTTATTAACGAATTTTTTCATTTTTTCTAAAAAATATTTATAATCTTTACTTCTTTGACTTTTCCATCCTACAATAAAATCATTTTCATAAAATTGATATGTAGAACAACTTTTACTATTGTGTATAAAATCCAAAAAGAAATATTTAAATAGTTCTTCATCTAATTGAGGAGTTTGAGGAGTTTGAATGTTTGACATTTTGTTTATTATAATATATATATATTTTATTCTTTAAGTCAAATTTATTAAGTTAATTTATTTATGTGTTTTTTACTTTTTAAATGACGACTTTTATTAGTTAGGTTGAAACTGCCACCACATAATTCACATTTATGTTTTTCTAATAGCGTATCCTTATGCTTATTAAAAAAATTATCATTATATTTCTTTTGATTGTAAGTATATATTTTTATTTCACCATTTTTTAATTGACGTTCAATATTTTGAGGTATTATTTTTACTTGTTCCATTGTATCTATATATATATATTAGAAATAAATCTTTAAGTGTTTATTTATTAAGTATATTATTTATTAAGTATAATTTTTTTTACACTTAAAGAAACTAAACTTATAAAATTTTACACTTAAAGAACAACTTAATAAAAGGAGACGCAAAAGTAGGGATTTAGTTTAAAATCATTGATTAATTGATAAATCCCTATTATTGCGTCTCTAAAAAAAACTGACTTAAAGGAAAATACTATTTGACTTAAAGAACACTTAATAAAACGAGACGCAAAAGTAGGGATTTAATAAAAAATCAATGATTATTTGATAAATCCCTATTATTGCGTTTTTATTTGACTTAATAAAAAACCTTTAGATTTTATAAAAAATAACTTAATAAATTTTGACTTAAAGAATTATTATCTATATATAATATATATAGAAAAGAATGGAAAATTTTAACACAAAACAAGTAAAAGTAATCGGAAAAACGTGGTATCGTGGAGGTATCATTGATAAACCACCAGCACCTCGCATCGGAGGGTCTCAAGAATACCTAATATCAATTCAAAAACCAAATGAAAGATGTTTCAAATCAGTGATAAATAAAAATCATCAATGGATACTGATGAAAGAAGATGAGATAATGCCCTTAATAAATGAAAATAATGGATTTATATGTGAAGTTCTCGCACAATATCCTAAAAAAATATATTTTGATATTGATTGTGATGATATAACAAAATTAAAATTAGATGATGTCAAAGAACTAATATATAAATATTTTGGTGAAAATGTAAAAATGGCAATTAGTGGTTATGAAAATGAAAATAAAAAAAGTTATCATATCGTTTTACACGAACTAATATTAAAAGATTTGAATGATTTGGATAATATGAAGAAATTAATATTAAGTATGAAAAAAATAGAATGTAGATGTAAAGAAGATGAATGTATTTGTCCCTGCTCGTTCTTTGATGATAGAGTATATACAAAAAATAGACCAATGAAATGTATCAACCAATCAAAACCTGAAAAACCAAAACAAATGATTATGGAAGATGATAATGAAAAAAATCATTATATAAATTCATTCTTTACTGGTAATGAGAAGACATTTAATTTTAAAGTTAGTGAAACAGTACCAAATCAAATAATACCATCTAATGACATCAAAGAATTATTAAATATCAAACCTTTACAATTAGATAAAGATTTCAATCCTGCTGATTTAGAAGATAGTAAAAAATTATTAATGATGCTACCAAACAGCAATAAAATAAGTCATTCAATAACTTGGAAAGTTGCACTATTTTGTGAAAATAATGGTTTATCATTTGATACATTTTGGGATTGGGCGAAGATTAAAAACAACACCGAAGAAAGAAAAACAAAATGGATTTCATATTGGAATAAAATCGTAGAACAATTAGATTATAAAATGAGTAAAAAAAGTTTTATAATATTGCTATCGTTTTGGTATCCTGAACTAAAAGAAGTAGAAAGAAGTGCTGATTTGATAACAAAACAATTTATTAAAACCTTAACTATACCAGCATTAGAAATAGATAGAATAGAAAAAGACCACTTTCTAACCAAAGATAAAGTATGCATCTTTAATATTGGTATGGGTGGTGGTAAAACAACAATGACAGTAGATTATTTAAAAACAACTGATAAATCATTCGTATGGATTACACCAAGACAAGCATTAGTAATGAATACACACCAAAGATTTATAGATAATAAAATGACAGTAGTAAATTATTTAAATTGTGGAAGTTCAAGACCAGTAAAACATAAGAAAATTAATGAAGCATCTAAATTACTGCTTCAATGTGAAAGTTTAAATTATTTAGATAAAACAAATCAATTTGAAGTATTAATCATTGATGAAATTGAAACCATAATAAAAAATTGGGATAGTGAAACACACGATAAAAATGGTGATAAAAACTTTGACAACTTTATAGCATTATTTAGAAATTGTAAAAAGATTATATTATTAGATGCTTTCACAACATCAACAACATTAAAATTTTTAGAAATGTTAGAAATTAAAGATGTTATCACATATTCATCTAAATATAAACCAGCAAAGAAAATATTAAATGAAAATTTTGGATATGAAAATACAATTGAAAAAATAGCAACTGATTTATTTAATAGAAAAAAATTATATATCTTTCACGCTTATAAATCATCAACTAAAACACACTATTCAATTGAAGAATTAAAAAGTGTAATTTTAGAGAAATGTTTGGAAATGAAATGTGATTATACACCTAAAATATTAGTATATCACGGCGATATGGATGACGCAAAAAAGAAAACATTATATAATGTAAATGAAGTTTGGGATAAATATGATTGTATATTAACAACATCAAGTATTACAGTAGGAGTAAATTATGAAGGTGATAATTATGATAAAGTATATTTATTAATTAGTGGATGTGTAAATAATGTTAGAGATGTAATTCAGACCAGTATGAGAATAAGAAAAACAAAAGAAAATATCATAGAAATGTTTTTCTTTGATAGAATGGAGAAAATGGTTTTAAAATATCCTCATTGGTATTCATCATTAGAAAATAAATATTATAAATTCCTTATAGATAGTTCATTAAATGAAAAACAAAGCACATTTATGGATGTATTTTATAAATTTTGTGAAATGACTAATTATGATGTAGGAAATGTAAAGAAAATTGTAAAAAAGAAATTAGATAAATTTGAAAATGAATTATTTGAAAGTAAAATGTTAATAGCATATGATGATATTGACCCAATAGATGAGAATGTCGCAAAAGAAATAGAACGTGAAGCAGTATGGAAAGGTGAAGCAACACAAGAAGATAAATTTATGTTATCAAAATATTATTTTGATTGTCATTTTTACTATATGAAAGAAGAAGAAAAAGCATTTATATGGAATAATAGATGTAGAAATTACTTTGATAATCAAAAAGATGAATTAATCAAGAAAGTTCTAAAAGATAATAAAGTAGAAAAAATAAATCAATTAAATCTAAACGATTTAGTAATCAGTAATGATACAAATAATTATATAAAAAATAATTATGCATCAACAATCAAAAATATCAATCAAAGAATTGTAAAAGTTATAAATCAATTATTTGGATGTATTATAATTGATAGTGTTAGTAAAAGTAAAAAATCAAAAGCAACATCATATGAATTTACAGATTTATTTTATGAATTAGATGATTTCACAGTGAAAAAGAAAAATAACAATCATTTAATAGATTGGATTGATTAAAAACAAAATAATACATAATAAATTTTATCTAAATTTATTATATATATGGATATTCTCAACTTATTGTTAGGAGGTGGAAAGTATGAAACCGAACACGATAAATTTATGCAACATTTTAAACGATTACGTGGTGGTGGTAAATTAGAAGATGCATTAGAAGAAATTGCTAAATTAAAAGCAATTATTCAACAACAAGCAAATGATATCAGTGAATTAAAACAAAAAAGAACAACAAGACGTGGATTTCAAGCAATAAGTCAAACTAATTTAAAAAAAGAGTTCAAAACTGGATGGTATAAAGAAAACTTATTAATTCATCCAGAATTATATAATTATCATTTTAATCAAGATGAAAGTGCATTTGATAAAATAAATTCAGGTAAAGTAAAAAATGTAAGTTATAAAAAGAAAGATGACGGAACAATGGAAAAATCTATTTCAACTTTATCATTTAGAAATTATCAGAAAGAATTTATTGAAAGTTGGAGTGTAAGCAGTCAGGAAGCAGTTATTTTATATTATGGTGTTGGAAGTGGTAAGACTTTAATCGCAACTAATTGTGCCGAACAATTCACAGAATTAAATCCAAAACATCACGTATATTTTTTAACCCCCGCATCATTAGTTTTAGGTATGATGGAAGGTATGTTTAAAGCAGGAATTGACCCAACAAGACAATATGAAGATGGTAGTTATGTTTATTATTTTATTTCATACCAACAAATGATAAGAAGTGATATGAATTTTAAACGTGATAGTTTATTAATTGTTGATGAAGTGCATAATTTAAGAAATTTCTTTACTAAAGGTATCAATGAAAAAGTAAGTGCGAGAAAATGGGTTGAAACTGGTGATTATTCATTATTAGGTAATGCTCTTGCTCGTAAATTAATGTTATCAGAAAACAAATTTTTAAGAACTATTTTTATGACTGGTACATTATTTGTAAATAGTCCAGCAGATTTAGAAGCAATTATTGCTTTAGGGTATAAAAAGAGACCAATGTTAAATTTTGATGCTGATGTTTGGGAAAGATTACAATCTCCAGCGTATGAAGAAGAATTTAAAATTTATTATCAAGGTTTAATATCATTTTATCGTATCCCATCAACAAGTAAAGAATTTCCTAAAAAGAAATTTCATTTTATTCCAATTGTAGCAGAACCTGAAGAAGGTGAAACTGAAAAAGATGATTTTTTCGTAGATAGTAGAAATGCTTTTAATGGTGCTAAAAATGAATGGGTTTTAGATTTTTTAAAGGAACACAAAGGTGAAAGAACATTAATTTATACTCAATTTGTAAATCGTGGTATAATGCCATTATTACAACAATTAGATGATTTAAAAATTAAATATCGTGTTATTAGTGGTAAAGAAAGTCAAGCAAGAAAGAAAGAAAATGAAAATGATTATAATACAGGAAAAGTTGATATTTTAGTTTTTTCTCTCGCTATCAAAGAAGGTGTAAGTTTTAAAGAAACTGATAATATTATTATTACTCAACCATATTGGAATTATGCAATTATGGAACAAATTCTCGCTCGTGGTTTAAGATTAGATAGTCATAAAAAAGGTGATAAATCAACAGTAGATTGTTATATGTTGGTTGGTGTTCCTGAAGGAACTGAAGAAAGTTTATCAAACGCTCAAGTTGTTGCACCAGATGGTACTAAAAAAGGAACTATGCTTCAAATGTTTAATAAATGGTTCAAAGATGCTGATAAAATAATGAATGATGATATTAAAACATTAGTATATCCATTTGAAAAAGTTCCTAAAGGTCAAGGTGATGCTACTAAAGCAAAACATTGGTCTGGTGGTGCTGATGAAGATAAACCAGTAGAATTAGAAGAAAAGAAAGCAAAGAAAACTTTATCATTTGGTTGTCGTGATATTCATATGTATAATATTATGTTTAATAAACAAGAAGAGATTAATTTATATGAAAAAAGAATTCTTTCTTTACCATCATTTGAAAAAGTAAATAATGTTGAAAATAATGAATTTATCAAATCATTTAATGCTATTTTATTAGATATGAATTTAACAAATCCATTAAGTCGTAAGCAAGAATTAGAATTAAAAAGAGATATGTATAAATCATTTTATCAAGATGAAATTAATAAAATTAATAAAAGAATTATCAGATTTGAAGGTGATAGTAGTTTTAAAGAAAATAGAAATCCAGATTTAGAACAAATTATTGAAAATAGACCACAAGCAGATATAGTTGATAAAGTTGAAAAACTAATCAAAGATGGAGCAAGTTTAGATAAGATATTTAGTGCTTTTGATATATCTAAAACTGAAATTACAAGTTTTCAAGCAAATTTTACACCAGAAAATGAAGTAATGGATTTAATTGAAAAATCAGGAATTAAAAATGATATGAGACCAAATTTAAAAGTTTTAGAACCAACAGCAGGAATTGGTAATGTAATTGGTGGATTATTAAAACAATCAAATGCTTTTAATTATATGATTGATGGTGTTGAAATTCATAATGTATTTTTTCAAATTGCTAAAGCACAATATGGTGGTATTGATAATGTAAATTTATTAAATGTTGATTTTTTGAAATTACAAAATAAATATAACTATGATTATATTATCGGAAATCCACCATTTAATTTAAGGTCATATGAAGATAAGAAAACTGAAGGAAGTAGAAAGAAAGGCACAACAGCAAAATTTGAAAAACGAGACAAAACATATTTTGATGTTGATTTTGTCGCTCACGCATATAATTTATTAGTTGATGGTGGAAAACTTGCTATGATTATATCAAATCGTCATAGAAGACAACCAGATATACAACCATTTAAAAAGTTTAATCAATATTTAGAATTATTAGGTGAAGGCAACGTACAAGTATATCAAAGTAGTCAATTTAAGGCAGATAAAGGAGTAACAAAAGCAATGGAGACTAATTTTGGTATGGAAATTATAGTTTTAACTAAAATGCCGAACCGTCTTATTGAATTAGACGGGCAACAATTACTTACCGAAGGTGAAATCCAACAAGGGATTAAGGCGAAAAAAAGGCAAGGTGAAGAACAAATCGTTGAACTCAATGAGGAAGACCTTACAAACCAACTTACGGAACTCAAGGGGACGATAGCAAAGCAACAAAAAGAATTTAAACCTACAGTTAAAGAATTAAGAGAACAAGTGAAAAAATTAGGTATTCCTTTAAGCAAAGTTGTAAATGGTAAGAGAAAACCTAAAAATCGTGCAGAATTAGAAAATGATACATTTAATCCAACTGAAGCAAAAGCACAAGCATTATTAGATAAAGAAGCAATGACGAAAAAGACAGCACCAAAACCAAAGGCAAAACCAGTACCTAAACCAAAGAAAGAAAAAGCAAAAAATTTAAAAGAATTAAAAGCAGAAGCAAAAGCAAAAAAAATTATATTAACTAAAACCGTAAATGGTAAGAAAATTAAAAAAACTAAAGCAGATTTACAATTAGAATTATCAAAACCAGAAGAAGAGAAAAATGTCAATATTATGAAACCAGCACCAGCACCAAAATCAAATAAATTAACGATAAATGATGTAAGAACTCACGCTAAAACATTAGGTATTGATATAAATAAAAAAGTAAATGGTAAAACTATTAAAAAAACTAAATCTGAATTGATGAAAGAAATTAATCAACCAACACCAGCACCAGCACCAAAAAAAGAATTAACAATAGGTCAAAAATTAGATGTAGCAAAAGAGGAAATAATTAATGAATATAAAAAAACATTAAAAGATAATAAATTAAAAAAAGATTATGATGAATTAGTTGTAGAAGCGAGAAAATTAAATATTCCAGTTATTGAAAATGGTAAAGCAATTAATAGATTTGAATTAAGAGAAAGAATTAAAGATAAAAATCCACCTTTTATTGAAAAACGAGTAGAAGAGAAAAATGTTAATATTATGAAACCAGCACCAGCACCAAAGGGTAAAGTTGCGAAGGCGGTGCAGAAGATAGAAAAGAAGATAGAAAAACCAGTTGAAGCACCTAAACCAGCACCTAAAAAAGAAGAAAAGAAATTAGATGATACTCAAGGTAAATTATTACAAGACAAATTAAATAATCTTGGTGATAATCTCATCAAACAAATAGCAGTATATAAAAAGAAAGCAGAAGAAGTAAATAAATATGTAGATATTTTAAATGCCGAAGTAAAGAAAACCAAACAAAAAACAGGTAGAAGTGAGATAATGAAACTAAATAAGATGAAGAAAGAAGCAGATGCAGAAGATAGTAAGATGATTGATATTCAATCAAATTTAAAAGAAATATTAGAAAAAATTTATCCTTACACTAAATATGATGATTATGAAGAAGTTAAGAAAAAGGCAGAACCTATAAGAAAGCGTATAAGAGAAATTAATAGTGAATTAAGCAATATAAATTTCGGTCAAAGTATTATGACATTTTCATCAAGTAATAAAAAAAGTTATGCAGAACAAATGGCAGATGAAAAAGAAAGAAAAGCAAAAGAAAAGGAAGCAAATAAGGTCAAAACTGAACCATTAGAAAAAGAACTAAATGAATTAGAAAATAATCCAGATTATGAAAAATTATTAAAATATGAATTAACCACTTATAATCCTGATTTTAGAAAATTTGTTACTGAAATTCAGGATAGATTATTAAAAGAAGGCAAACCAATTGATGACCTAATTAAAACTAAACCCCAATTAGTTGGTAGTGGAAATGATTTTCACGAAATCGGAAGTTTTCTAAAAAAATATAAAAATTTAAAAGGTGGTGCTATACCTTCAAATCAAAAATTATATGATAAAGTTAAAGAACAAATAATTTCAAAAAATCCAAAACATAGTGCATATCGTTCAATGCAAATAGTTAAAGAATATAAAAAACAAGGTGGTGAATTTGATGCTAATAGTGAAAGAAATACTAAAAAATGGTTAGGACAAAATTGGACTTCAGTAAATGATTATTATCATAATGATGAAGTTGTAAAATGTGGTAATAGCAATACTCAAGAAAAATTTGGAGAATATCCATTATGCCGACCTTTAAGCATCGTAAAAAAATTAAATAAAAAACAAATGAAAGAAATGATTGATAATAAAAAAGATAAAACACCATTAATCACTAATAAAATTTTAAAAACAAAAAAATACAATATTAAAAATACTAAAACAGGAGCAGGTGCTGAACCACCAGAAATAGATTTTTTTAATGCATCAAAAAGTGCCTATGGAAATCATCCAATTTCAGGTTATACAATTACAGACCAAATACCAACAATTACTATATATAAAAAGAATGATGAAAATACTATAATCATATCAGTTCGTGGTAGTTATGATACAAGAGATTGGTTAGATGATAATAG